CTCAGAACGTGAACGACCCGACGGTAGCACTCAACCCAGATAACTTAGAAGCTCTCTGTATTGATTGCCACAACGCCGAGCACGGACTCAAGCACGATATAGCGGTCTTCGACGACGCCGGTAACGTGGTAGAAGTGAAAGAGAGCGTAGCTTCTCAGACTTACCAAGCTCAGAGAGACCAGATAGACGACGTAGTAGAGCGAGCTCGCTCTCTTCTCTGTGGTCTCATGGAAAGCGACGCCACAGAAGAGCCGTAGAGCGATTTTTACGACATAGGTAATATAAAACTATACCCGAGGGCTAAAACGTCTCTAAAGGGCGTTTACGTGGCTCTCAGAGGGTGCGAGGTGTTTAACATGAAAAAAGAGACGAAAAGAGAGACTACTTTCGAGGAAATCTTACAGAAAATACCAGAAGATAAGCGCACTATCGGCGAGAAGCTTATAGCCGAGCTTACTTTCATGGAAAAGACACTCGAGAAGCTTAGAGCTCAGATAGACGAAAAAGGCGAAGTAGAGCACTTTCAGCAAGGAAAGCAAGACTTTTTAAGAGAGTCACCGGCTCTAAAAGCCTATAATACGACGGTACAACGCTATAGCGTCATGTATCGACAGCTTACCGACCTTATGGGTAAGAGTGCAGAAGCCGAGAAGAGTAACGCCGTCTACGACTTCATAAAAGAAGCATGAGTAACTATATCGACGAGTACTTAGAAGCTATACGCTCTGGTAAGTGTATCGTAGGTAAGCGTATAAGACGGCAATACGAAAAGCTCAACCGAGACATACACGAGCCGAGAGACGGCTATATCTTCGACCAGAGACGAGCCGAGAAGCCGGTAGAGTTTATAGAGCGTTTTTGTAAGCATAGTAAAGGCGAGTGGGCGGGTAAGCCGGTAAAGCTCGAGCTCTTTCAGAAAGCTTTTATATCGGCTCTTTTTGGCTTTGTACATGAGACCACAGGCGAGAGACGATACCGTGAGACTATGCTTTACGTAGGGCGTAAAAACGGAAAAAGTACGCTCTTATCTGGGCTCGCTCTGTATTGCCTTATCGCCGATAAAGAAGCCGGTGCGGAAGTCTACAGCGTAGCGAGCAAGAAAGACCAAGCTCGTATTATCTATGAAGAAGTCTGTAATATGGTACGACAGAGCCCAGAGCTCTTAGATATTACGAAGAAGAGAAAGAGCGACTTATACTTTCCGCTCACTTTCTCGAAAATGCAACCGCTCGGGCGTAATAGTGATACTCTCGACGGTCTTAATAGCTCTCTCGTTATCATAGACGAGTTACATAGCATTAAAGACCGTAATACCTACGAGGTTATGAAGCAATCACAGAGCGCAAGACGTCAACCGCTCTTAGTGATGATAACTACCGCCGGTACTGTGAGAGAGTGTATCTTCGACGATATGTATAAATACGCTTGCGGCGTCTGTGATGAGACCATAAAAGACGACCGCTTTCTACCGATACTCTACGAGCTCGACAGTAAAGACGAGTGGCTCGACCCGATGAAGTGGGAAAAGGCTAACCCGAGTCTCGGGCATATTAAGAAGCTCGACGACCTTATAGGCAAGGTAGAGAGGGCAAAACAGAGCCCGAGAGACCTTACCGGCGTACTGGTAAAAGACTTTAACGTGATAAGCACTACGGCGAGTACGTGGCTCACGTTCGACGATATAAACAACGAAGAGACCTTTAATATAGCCGACTTTAAGGGCTACTACGCTATAGGCGGCGTCGATTTATCTCACGTCGGCGACCTTACCGCCGCTACGCTTCTCTTCATGGATAAGAGCGAGAAGAGATACGTCGCCCAGATGTATTGGCTACCGAAAGACCACTTCGAGAAAAGAGTCTCAGAAGAAAAGATACCCTATGATAAGTGGTACGAAGCCGGTCTTCTCAGACTTTGCGAGGGTAATCAGATAAATTATACAGATGTTACGGCGTGGTTTCTTGAAATGGTAGAGAAGTACGAAGTAACGCCGGCGTGGATATATTACGACCCTTACTCGGCGGCTTACTGGGTGCAAGAAATGCAGAGTTACGGCTTTAATCTCGTAAAATGCTACCAAGGCGTAAAGACGCTCTCGCTACCTATGCAGAAGCTCGGCGCAGACCTACAGGCTAAGAAGATTAACTACAATAACTCGAGTCTTCTTAAGTGGTGTATCACTAATACCGGCATTAAGACCGACGTAAACGGCAATATTCAGCCGGTAAAGGCTCAGAGCGCAAAGTACCGTATAGACGGCTTAGCGAGTCTCTTAGACGCCTACGTAGGGCTTACAGACCACTACCAAGAGTACTTAGATGCGTTATAAAGAGAGGTGTAGACAATGGCAAAAAGTAGAAACGGTCTTTATTACAAGAAAGACAAGAAAGTAAAGCTCATTACGGGGCATAGCGAAAGAGATAGTAGCGACTTCTATCGTACGACGTATCAATATATCACTAACCAAGCTCTCTGGGCTTATACGTCTCAGCTTTCACAAGACCAGATTTTCGCCGCCGCCGCTTACGGTGTAAGTGAGACGAGACTCTTCGTACTCAACTACCGAAACGACTTAGAAGTATACGACTTTATCGAGTATAAAGAGAAGTACTACCAGATAACGAGACTCGATACCGCCGACGACTATAACGGCGAGCTCTTTATCTACGTGAAAGACGCCCCGAGAGGGGATACGCCGTCGGACATAGAACCGGCAGACGATTAAAACACGAGACCACAGAAGAGAGGGCTACCGGCTCTCTTTTCTTTTTATCTTATCCATATTACTGGAAAGTGATAAAAATATCTTGACAAGTAAGAAAAGATGATTATAATAGAAAATAGTAATACCGAAAGACCGTATTATCTATATTACTCGGTAATACAAGAAAGAGAGGTAACTTTATGAGAATTAGAGGACATAACCAACAAGCCGAAGAAATAGCGACTATTAAAGACCGTACTTACACTCTCAAGCTCTCAGACGCAGACGTAAAAAGAATTTATGACCGAGCTATTATAGAGGGTACGACCGTCGAAGAGCTTCTTACCGACTTTATCGGTAATCTCGTAGACGGTACTTATAGCCGAGGTAGCGACGAGAGAAGACTCGCTAACGAATACGTCGATAGATGTATTTACCGCTTCGACGACGACCCAGAGAGCTTTATACGGTATCTTCTGGTAAACGGCGACGTACACGACTTAGCCTTAAGGCTCGATATTTTAGAAGACGCAAAAGAAGAAAACGACGTAGAAGAGATAGCTTACCAAGAGAGAGAGATAAAAGCATGGTATAGCGAGTACCAGAGCTACGGCGGTAAAGAGAGCTACGAAGAAGCTTTTAAGGGCTTCGACGAGTATAGAAAGTACTTAAAAGAAAGGGGTATAAGCTTATGAGAGTAATAACTCTACTCAACCAGAAAGGCGGTACAGGAAAGACGACGACCGCTATTAACGTCGGTGCGGCTCTCGCTCGCTGTGGTCTCAAGTGTCTACTCGTAGACATAGACCCACAAGGTAATTTATCTCAAAGTAGCGGCTTCGACGAGCTCAGCGACGGCGATATAACTACTTACGAAGTGCTTAAGGGCGAGGACATTAACCGAGCTATTAAGACGAAGCACGTAAAAGACTCGTACGACATTCTACCGACCGATATACGGCTCTCAGCCGCCGAGATAGAGCTCGTAAACGCCGACCGCCGTAACTATCTTCTTAAAGACGCTCTCAGCAAGCTTAAGAAAAGCTACGACTTTATTATCATAGACTCGCCGCCGAGCCTTAATATACTTACGCTTATGGCTCTTACGGCGGCTACAGAAGTCATAATACCAGTACAGGCGATGTATTTACCGCTTAAAGGCGTAGCACAACTCAGAGATACCGTAGAGCTCGTAAAAGAACGATTTAACCCAGAACTCGAGATAGGCGGCGTACTTCTTACTTTCTTCGACGAGAGACGTAACTTAGATAAAGACGTACTCGAAGCACTCGAGCAAGCTTTCGCCGGTAAAGTCTTCGATACTAAGATAAGCCAAAATACCAAGATAGCAGAAGCCCCGAGCTACGGTAAAGACGTCTTAAGCTATAGTATCAATAGTAAAGGCTCGGTACAATATCGAGCACTCGCCGCCGAGATTATAGGACATGAGACCACAGAAAGAGAGGTATAGCCGCATGAGAGAAGACCAAGCAGTAATTACGAGAGCTCTCAACGATGATATAGCAGAAGACCAGAAGCTCGCTAAAGAAGTCGTAGACGCTTACCGCCGCTTTAAGCTCGGCGACTGGGGTAACACTTGCGAAGAAGACGCTAAGATTAACGACGAAGCTCTCGAAGACGGCGAGAGTCGTATCGTAGCTAAGTACGAGACCAGTAAAAAGCCGATTTTCATTATTAACAGCTATGAGCCGTACGATACAGACGAAAACGGCGACGTAATAGTAAAGCGTATTACTACGCTCATGTATTGCGACGAATATTAAAGAAAGAGGTGTAATTATGGCTAAAATACTCGGTAATAACCCACTTCTCAGAGAAGAGAAGAAAGAAGAGCCGGTACTCAGCGAGAAAGACGTAGCGACCATAAGAGCCGCTCAAAGTGACGTAGACGAGTTTACTACCATGAGCTTTAAGATACGTAAGACTCACTTAAAGAAGCTCAGAGACTACGCTTTTACTAATCGTCTCGAGATTAAAGAAGCTCTCGACGAAGCTCTCGCCCAGTATCTCGACCCGATAGACGATAGCTCTCTCATGGAATACCCAGAGAAGCCCAAGAAGACCAGAAAGAGAGGTTAAAAGATGATTAAGCTCGAAACTACTACGGCTTACGATGTAAAAGAAGCCGCCGAAATGCTTCATAGAAGCGTCGGTACAGTAAGAAACTATATACGCTCGGGCGAGCTTAAGGCTCAGAAAGTCGGTAATACGTGGTATATCACAGATAAGACGCTTACCGAGTTTATCACAGGCGAAAAACCCGAAAAGAGGTAACTTTATGATATTAGACTTAACAAGCGAAGAGTTAAAAGCGGTACAGGCTCTCGACGACAGCTACGAGAAGCTTCTTGAAGAGACCGACGCTCTTATACTCAAGCTCAGACCAGAAGACCCAGAGCCCGACGAGAAAGAGTACGAGCGCATACAGGCGAGCCGCATACCAGAGCCGACCGAGCTAAAGCCCGAGCCGATAGAGGTAAGAGACGGTACGCCGATTTACAGTAAAGAAGCTCTCGACCAGTACTACGCTACGCCCGAGTACCAAGCTTACGCAGAAGCTAACAAGAGAGCTAACGACGCCGTTACTCGTCAATGGGAAGACTGGTATAATAGCGGCTCTAAGAAGTGGAAAGACGCCCGAGCCAAGTACGAGCGACTACAGAAAGAGTATAGCGAAGCTCTTACCGCTTTCTTTAAGAAAGTCGAAGATATACAATTTAACGCTCTGGGCGGCGACTTAGAGAAGATACTCGAAGACGCTCGTAGCCAAGTAGACCGCATTATACCGAACAAGTACCAGTATTACGAAAAAATGAGAGAGGGCGGTAGCTTTAGGGCTCGAGACGTGCGTCTACAGAGCGACGGTAGCTTTAGACTCGATACTAAAGAGACCAGAGAAAGCATAAAAGAAGCTCTTAAGAGACACTACGAAGCACTCGCAGAAGAGCCGAGTCTCGTAAAACAACTCGACCAGTATATCGAAGCCGCTCTTACTATGAGTACTTTCGTAAGCGATACCGGCGAGCTTTTCGGCGAGGTATCTATGTTACGCAAGGGCGATAACACGCTCGTAGCGAGACCGTCGAAGTACTCGACTACAGTAGACAAGATAAGCGGCTTACTCTTCTCTAATGAGATAACGAAGCCGATAGACGCCGACCCAGAAGCCGCCTACGAGATTGTACTCGGCGGTACGTCAAAGAAGCCGGTAATAGCGAGCGCAAGCATAGACTACGCCGAGCTTCTCAGTAATAAAGCGATACAGAGCGTACCAGACTTAGAGAGCTTCGACTATACCGTACACGACGCTATAGTAACGCATATACTCGCCGGTAATCGTATTATCACGGTAGACATGATATACCGAGCTATAACCGGCAAAGTAGACGGTAAAGTAAACGTAAGCAACGACATCTTTAACAAGATAAAGAAGTCTCTCGGAAAGTTTAACGGTAGACTCTTTATAGACTTCAAAGGTACAGACGCAAACGGCGAGCCGATAACTCTACACTTTAACGAGCCGCTTCTTATGTACTCATGGATAGAAGCCAAGATACACGGTAAAAACGTAGCCGCTATACGAGTACCGTACGACGCCGACCCAGTACTCTTAAAGTGGGCTCGGCTCAATGGTAACGAGATAGATACGAGAAATATCGCACTACGAGACGTACCCAAGCTCAATAACGGCGACGAGAGCTCTATCATAAGAGACTATCTTTACCGCCGTATTATAAGCATGAGAAACGGCTACGACAGAGCGAAGAGACGCCACAAGCCTTTTAATATGAGCCGTAAGATACGCTTCGATACTCTGTATAAAGAGCTCGGTATCTCAGACCCAGACCGAGTAAAGAAGCAACGTATTAAAGAGAAAGTCGATAAGTGCTTATCGTACTGGGTATCTGAGAAGCTACTCGTAAGCTACGTCTATACCAAGAAGACTGGTACTAACCAGTACGACGGCGTAGAGATTAACTTTATACATGATACCACAGAAAGAGAGAGCTCAGCCGAGCCGAAAAAGGGGTAAGGGCGGTAATATTTTAGTGCGAGGGCTGTAGACCGTCAGGTGTACTTTTCTTTTCCTCTGTTTGAAAATTTTCGAGAGGGGGTATTACTCGATAAGACGAGATAGACAGATAATACCGTATTATTATATTACTTAGTAATACATAGAGGGGACTACCACAAAACTGTATACGACACTACCACAAAACTGTATACGGGACTACCACAAAACTGTATACGACCACTACCACAAAACTGTATACGACGGTTTTCTCGAAAAGCCTTATAAAATAAGGCGAAAACGGCGATTTTTGAAAGACAATATGTATACGTATATGTATTGTATGTATCGTATAGGCGGCATTATAGCCGCCGCCTACTCTTACGAGCGGCGTCTATATGCGCAATACGTAGAACGACCGGCGACGTCTTTCTTCTGTGGTCTCATGGATAGACCCGAGTATCTGGGCGGCGTGGCGAGATTTAGAGGTGATTAGATGATACTACCAGAGCAATTAGAAGAGCTTAGAGACGTGAAAGTATGGCTTAACTACGTACTCATATATAACGAGTCGAAGCATAACGGCGAGGGCGGTTACGATAAGCCGCCGGTAAACCCTTATACGCTTCGAGACGGCTCAAGTACAGACCGTACGAGGTGGGCGACTTTCGACGAGTGTAACGCTCAGATAGGAAAACCGGCGACGGTCTTCTATAAAAATAAAGAGTATGTTACTCAGCCGGTAGCCGGTGTAGGGCTCGTACTCGAAGCCGCCGGTATACTGGGTATCGACTTCGATAGCGTTATTAAGAGAGACTCAGACGGTAAAGTAACGGCGGTCTCTACAGAAGCCCAGAAGATATGGCGATACGTAAACAGCTATACCGAAGTCTCGGTATCTGGTACAGGCGTACATATACTCGTATACGGAAAGAAGCCCGATAAAGAGGTATGTCGAGTCTCTAACGACGACGGTACAGAGTACGAGATGTACGATAGCGGTAGATACTTCACTCTCAGCGGTAAGCCGCTTAAAGGGTGCGGAAAGATAGCCCAGAGAGACGAGCAAGTAAAGAAAGTCTACGACTTCATACTACAGAGACGGCAAGAGCAAGCCGCCGCTCGTTCTTCTGTGGTCTCATGTACCAGTACCGGCGGTAGAGGGCTCAGAGTAAGCCCAGACGAAAGCGACCATGAGCTCTGGGCGAAGATGTTTAATAGCCGTTACGGTGCTCAGATAAAAGCACTTTACGACGGCGATACGAGCTCTTTCGGCGGCGACGAGAGCCGAGCCGATTTAGCTCTATGTAATCACTTAGCATATTGGACAAATAACGACGAGAGCCGTATAGATAAGATGTTTAGAGAGTCTGGTCTCATGCGTAAGAAATGGGAAAGAGCCGACTATCGAGCTCGTACTATACGCTTAGCTCTCAGCGATAAAAATACATATCACGAGTACACGGCAGAAGAAAAGAAGCGGTACGCCCAGATGAAAGAAGCCCAAGAGCGAGAAGCTCGGCTTAAGGCTAAGAAAGATAAGCCACCATTTTAAGAAGCGAGGTATATAAACATGGCAGAAGAAAAGCGTTACGAAGATATGAGCCCAGAAGAGCGAGAAGCGTATCTTATTAAGCGGTACGAAGAGCTTACCGATAATAAGACCGCTCTCGAAAACTTAGAAGCCGATATAGACGCTCGTAAACAGGGCTACGGCGAAGTCTGGGCGAGCGGCTTTAGTGAGCTCGATAAAAAGCTCGACGGCGGCTTTATGGGCGAGCAACTTATATTTTTAGGTGCTATAAGCTCTCTGGGTAAGACGAGCTACGCTTTACAGATAGCGACCCAGATAGCCGAGCAAGGTAAAGACGTACTTATCTTCTCGCTCGAAATGAGTAAGAACGAGCTCAACGCTAAGACGATAAGCCGGTATACTCACATATTAACGAGCGGAAAGAAAGACCAGTACCGGCAGAAGTACAGGCTTACGACGAGAGATATATTAAGCGGTAGAGTCGGCGATATGGTCTTTAAGCAAGCTCAAGACGATAAAGCTCGGTTATTTATCGAAGCTCTCGAAGCTACGAAGAAAATAGCCGGTAACGTGCGTATCTTCGTCGGTGAAAATGACGTAGACGTAGACAAGATAAGAGCCGTAGTCGATACTCACGTAAAAGCGACTCGTAAAAAGCCTTTTGTAATAGTAGACTACTTACAGATACTCACAGCAAGCGAAGAAGCAAAGACCACAGACAAGAGACTACTCACAGACTACGACGTAACACGCTTAAAAGTACTCTCTCGAGACTTTCACTTACCAGTACTTGTAATATCAGCTTTTAACCGTACGAGCTATCTCGAGCCGGTAAGTATGAGCTCTTTTAGAGAGTCGAGCGGTATCGAATACTCGAGCGACATACTCTTAGCTATGCAATACGACGGCATGGACTACCAAAAACACTGGTTTACACGTAAGAGCGGTAAAAAGACTCAAGTCTTCGAGTCTACTCAAGACCATAATACCAGAGTAAGAGAGCTCTTAGATAAAATGGATAAAGACGGCTCAGCCGGTGCGCCGTTACCTATAGAGCTTAAGATACTGAAAAACCGTAACGGTACTAAAGGCTCTCTATACTACGACTTCTTACCGGCGTATAACTATTACGGCGAGAAAGATACGAGCGGCTACGTAAATAACTTCGACTACGGCGACGAAGACGACGACTCTCTCTCTTCTGTGGTCTCAAGTGGTAAGAGTCTCGGCAGAAAGTAAGTAATAAACTTAATACAGATAATACGAGCGTATCGGTATTTACTGGTACGCTTTTATTTTTCGTCTTACTCGGTAATATGATATTATCGTCTTGACAAGTAATACGGTAATATGGTATAATTTAGTATGATAAATAATACGAGAAAGAGAGGTAAGCCGGTATTATGGAAGTCGTACAGGTAGGCGGCTACGAGAAGCCCGAAAACCCTATAATCTTACGCATAGTACAGAAAGTCGGCTTTCCTATCGACGGCGCAAGGGTAAACTACGAAGCCCCGACTATCGCCGGTTTTCTTGCTATCGAGAGCCAAGACGTAAAACACGCTACGCAATATATCGCTCTCGATAATATAGCGAGCTTTACCGTACTCACAGAAGAAAGCTACAACATTACGGCGGCTTTCCCAGAGCTAAAGGTAAAAAACCGAGAATATTAAGAGGTGGATAGATTGAGCGTATTAGATAGACTTTTCAGAAAAAATAAAGCGGTAACGAAGACCGAGCTTATTAACGAGCCGGTGAGCGGCTTCTCGATGTACGGCGGCGACGCCTATAGTAACGACATTTTTAGAGAAGCTGTAGACGCTATCGCACGTAACGCCGGTAAGCTTAAAGGCTCTCACGTAGTCGCATACGCCGACCAGAAGCGAGAGAGCGGCGACGGTAGGCTTAACCGGCTTCTACAGACCCGACCTAATAGGTATATGAGCTCGTACGACTTTCTTTATAAGCTTACGACTCGGCTCTTTCTGTATAATAACGCTTTCGCTTATCTCGACCGAGACGAGCGAGGTAACGTAAGAGCTATATACCCGATAACAGCTACTCACGTCGATATTTTAAGCGACGCTACCGGCTCTCTCTTCTGTGGTTTCATGTTACGAAACGGTAGAGAGACGGTACTACCTTACGACGATGTAATACACCTTAGACGCTTCTTTAATGAGAGCGAGATACTCGGCGAAGACAACGCCGCTATAGCGTCTGGTATCGAGCTCGCTCAGACTCAGAACGACGGCATAACGAGCGCAATTAGAGCCGGTGCGAGTATTAGAGGTATCTTAAGCTTTACTCAGATTATGAGCCCGAGCAAGCTTAAAGAAGAGAAAGACGCTTTCGTAAAAGACTATCTCGAGCTCGGTAACGAGGGCGGCGTTATTGCTACCGACCAGAAAATGACGTATACGCCTATAGATAATAAGCCGGTAATACTCGACGCCGACCAAGCGAAAGAGATTAAGACCAAGATATATAACTATCTGGGCGTTACCGAGAGTATCGTAAATAGCTCTTACACAGAAGACGAGTACGCCGCTTTCTATGAGAGCACTCTTGAGCCGATAGCTATAGCTCTTTCTCAAGAGTTTACCGCTAAAGTCTTTAACGACCGAGAGCAAGCTTTCGGTAATAGTATCGTCTTCGAGTCTGGGCGGCTACAGTTTACGAGCAATAAGACGAAAGTATCGCTTATCGCTCAGCTTGCGCCGTATGGACTTCTTACAATTAACCAAGCTCTCGAGATACTCAACTTACCGAGCGTAGCCGACGGCGACAAGCGGCTACAGGCTCTTAACATGATAGACCAGAGTATCGCTACCGAGTACCAACTCGGAAAGAAGCCCGATAACAGACTTAAAGAGGGCGTAGACGATGAAGAGACCGAGAAGTGATTATAAAATTTGTCCGTACTGCGGCTCAGCTTTAGACGTGGGCGAGCGGTGCGACTGTGAAAGCGAGGTACTTAAACATGAAAGAAGTACGAGTAACGGAAATACGAGCAAACGAGCCGACGGCAGACGGCGAAAAAGCTCTTATTTTGAGTGGGCGACCGGTGGTATACGATACGCCGACTCTCATACACGATATTAACGGTAGTTATATCGAAATTGTAAAACGTGGCGCACTTGATAACGCAGACTTAAGCGACGTACGGCTCTTAGTCGGTCACGATACGAGCAAGATACCGCTCGCTCGTACGCCTAAGACCATGAGCTTAAAGCTCGACGACGGCGGTCTTACGTTTGAAGCTGTGCTACCAGATACCGAAGCCGGTAGAGCCGCTTTTATGGCTGTAGAACGTGGCGACCTTAAGGGCATGAGCTACGCTTTTACCGTACCCGAGGGCGGCGACGAGTACGACGCTAAGAGCAATACGAGAACGATAACGAAAATATCGAAAGTCTACGAGTGCTCTCTTACAGCGTTTCCGGCTTACGAGTCTACTACGGTCTCGGCAGAGAGTAGAGACTCACGTCTTCGTCTCTGTGGTCTCATGCAGAAGAGACAAGCGGCGAAAATCCTTATTAACCAGATTATGAAAGAGAGGTACTAAGATATGAGCAATAAGACCGGCTACGCTAAGTATACTTTCGCTTTTGCGTCTGATATTCAGAAGCTCGCCGACGAGAAACATATTAAAGTAACTCACTTTCAGACGAGCGAGCGCAGAAGTAAGCGAGGTAGCTACGACTATCTTACGGTATCTTTCGTAGTACCGAGACCAGATAGAGACGTAGAAGAGCCGAAAAAGCTCGATACTATCGTACATGAGCTCGAGAGCGAGCTCGACACTACCACAGACGCCGAAATTAAAGAGACTTTCGGCGACATTTAAGAAAGTAGAGGTAAATTACTATGAAGTTTAATACAATAGCAGAAGCTTTTAATTACTACCGTACCCAGAGCGTCGATGATATGCAGAAGCGAGCCGCCGCTATCGGTGCTGAGATTGATAGCAACGCCGACGCCGACGTAGAAGCTCTTAATATCGAGCTTAAGGGTATCAAAGAAGCGAGAGACAACGCCGAAGCACGTAGCGACGTTAAGCGTACTCTCTCTTTCTTCGAGGGCGGCGACATGAAGCCACAGAAGAGAAGCTTCGACGCCGAGACCGTACTCGATACCGAAGAGTATCGTACCGCTTTCTTTAAGACTATGCTCGGGCAGAAGCTGAGCGACGTCGAGAAGAGGGCTTTCGAGCTCGCTATCGAGACCAGAAATGACGCTTACAATACGTCGAGCAACTCGGCGGCGGTACTTCCTACCCAGACTCTCAACGAGATTATTAAGAAAGCTCGCACTATGGGCGGTCTTCTGGGTGAGTGTAGAGCGTTTAATATGCCTACTAAAATCTCTATCCCTATCGGTACGCCGAGCACTAAAGCGGCATGGCATACCGAAGCGGCGAGCGTGGACTCTGAGAACGTGACCGTAGCGGCGGTCTCTTTCGACGGCTACGAGATTATGAAAGTCTTCTCTATCTCTGAGAAAGCTCGTAAGATGAGTATTAACGCTTTCGAGAGCTATCTCGTCGAAGAGCTTAGAGCTTGCGTACTCGAGACTATCGCCGACGCTCTGGTAAATGGTACTGGTAGTGCACAGGGTACAGGACTCGAAGCCGGTATTACGTGGTCTACGTCTGGTACTGGTAAAAACCATGTACAGATTGCCGCTAACGCTTCTTTCACTTATGCGAAAGTCGTCGAGTTTGTGGCTCTTCTTAAGCGTGGCTACGCACAGGGCGCAAAGCTCGCTATGAATAACGCTACCCTGTATAACGTCTTCTACGGTATGCTCGACGGTGCTCAGAGACCTATCTTTATCGCAGACCCGAAAGACGAGTCTATCGGTAAGGTGCTCGGCTTCCCTGTAGTAATCGACGACAATATCGCCGATAATACCGTCTATATGGGTAACTTCTCGAAGTATCTCGGCTACAATATGCCCGAGGGTATCACTATCGAGAGCTCTCGAGAGAGTAGCTTTAAGAAAGGCGTCGTAGACTATAGAGCTATGGCTATCGCCGATTGTAAGCCGCTCGTTACTGAAGCTTTCGTTAAGCTGAGTAAGGCTACGAGCAACTCTTAAGACGAGTAAGACTGTAATACTAATAAGATAAGTAAGAGAGGGCTCGAGACGCTTCTAATAGCTCTCGGGCTCTTTCCTTAAGAGGTGATTATATGTTTTCATTCTATGACGCTCTAAACGTCTTACACGTAGACGCCGGCACTAACGACGACCTTATCTACGCTCTCGTCGAAGCGATACCCGACTATATCGAGACTACGACCGGCTTAGCGGTAGCCGACCAAGCGAGCGAGCCGCTCGTAAATACCGTAAGCGGCTTCTTACT